TCCTTCTTGATCTCAAACACCCCGGCGATGTCGAGATGCGCCGCTCGATCCATCATGGCGAGCCAAGCGCCCAATACATTCCCGAGTATCTCGACCGTAGCCACCGCGCCAAGTCCGGCCTTGGCAACCCAGGAAAACATAACCGCGATGCTCTCACCCGTGGTCTTGAACTTGTCGCCCTCTTTCGCCCCCTGGACCAACGCAGCGACGAACGAGTTCATCGCCGGCATCACCGCGACCATGATCGCGTTGCCGAGCGAGTTCTTGAGCTTTACGAGTTTGTCGATGTTGTCGTTCAGGTTGTCGGCCGCCGCGGCGACCTCCGTGGAGATGATTTGCCCGAATTGTTCTGCCTCGAACCGCATCGCCGCGAGCCCTGAGGCGCCTTGGTTCAGCACCGGAATCATCTGCGCGCCCGCTCGCCCGAAGAGCTGTATCGCCAGGGCGGATTTGCCGGCCCCGTCCTCCATCTGGGAGAACTTGATCGCCACTTCGCGCAGCACGGCGTCCGCGCTCTTCAGGTTCCCGTCCGCGTCCCGCACGTTGATCCCAAGTGCGTTGAACGCCTTCAACGCCTCGCCGGTCCCGGCGGCGGCGTCCATGAGGTTGCGGTTCAACCGGCTGAGCGACGTGCTGAGCTGCTCGGTCGATACCCCGGAGAACGACGCCGCGTAGGCCAGCGCCGAGAGCGCCTCGACGCTCACCCCCGCGGCTTGCGACATGTCGTGCATCGCCTCGGCGTTGTTGATCGCCTGCTTCGTCAGGAACGCGGCCCCGGAAACGGCGCCCGTGAACATCAAGGCGAGCATCTTCGCCGTTGTCGCCGCGGCGTCGCCGATGCTCCTGATCTCGCGCGACGCGAGCTGCGCCGCCTTCCCGATGTCGCGCTGGAAGGTCACGGTGTCGGCCGTCAGGTTGACGACCAGATTGGCGAGGGCCATCAGCGACCTTTACGCTTCTGCACTTTTAGGGAGTCGAGCACGAACTTTGCCTCCTGTCTGGTTTGCGGCTTGGGCTTAGCGTCCTCGCGGCGCAGCGTGTCCTCGGCCATCCACTCCGTGATCTCCGCGCTGTCGATTTCCCGCAACAACGAGCCGACCGTCATGCCGAGCCTCTCCGCGAGGTGAAAATAGTATCGGCGCTGCGGCCGGCGCCTCAGTTTCCCTTGGCGACCTCCAGGTCTGCGTCGGTGAGGGCGTTCAACTTCCGGGCGACGCGCGTCAGCCGGAAGATGATCTTCGACGACAGCTTCCCGAGCTCGTCGGCGTCGCCGTCCTTGAACACGCGGTCGCCCTTCTCGTTCACGATGCAGTAGGTCAGCAGCCGCGCCGAGGCGTTCGCCATGTTGTAGGTCTTGCCGTCCCCGATAAGGGACATCTCCCACGCATCGCGCATCGTTCCGGTCATCGTCGACACGATCATCTCGACGTCCGGTCCAAGCTCCGGGACCTTCACCTTCTCGTTCTTGATGCTGTTTGCGGAAAGGATCGCTTCCCGCGACGGAATCGTCATGTCACCTCCTGGTTGATTGCTCTAACTTCGATTCTACGATACGCCTGACCCGCTCCAGCGGGAGCCCGAACTGACGCGCCAGGTCCTGCTCCGAGACGCCGCGCGCCCGCATCGAGCGCATGATGCGACGCCTGCGCGTCCAGAGCGCCTGGAAACTTGACGCGCGCGACATCAGCTCGAGGTGACGAGGCCCGTGATCTCCACGACGACCGCGGACTCGACCACGTTGTCGACCGAGCCCGTGATCGGAACCGAGAGCACGAACCCGCGGAACCAATACGTGGTCTGCGGCGAGTCCGTCAGTATCACTTTGAACGCCCGCGACGCGCGGTCGCCCTTCGCCAGCACCAGTTCCGCGTGCAGGAGGTTCCCAGGCACGAATTGCAACGTGAAGGTCAACTGCCCCTCATCCTGCAACCCCATGCGCTTCTCCTTCGCGGTGCTCGCCAAATCGGTCACATCTATGACCGACGCCGAGCCCGTGCGGAAGGACACGTCCTTGCAATTTGGGATGGTCTCGTACACTTGGGGGCTGGCCCTGCTCTCGATCTGGATCAGTATCCCTTGGCTTTCTAGTGCGCTTGCGCTCATGGTATGTCTCCAAAAAAACCCCGCTCACGCGGGGGATTCGTCTCGGCCTAGCTACGCTGCCAGACCATGTAGTCGGTCGAAACCCGATACCGCTCGGTGTCGGGCTCGAAGTCGTCCCACTCGTTCGTCATCAAGCCTTTGAAGCCCGCCGCTTGCATCCTCTGCCTGACCTCGGCCGCGACGCTCTTGGCCTCGTCGTAGGTCGTCGCCCAAGAGTCGATCTGCACGCGCACGAGATCCAGGCCCCCGTGCCCGCCGAGGTGGTTCTGCGCGGTGGTGCTCGCGCGCACGAAGGTCACCGCAGGCATCGCCACGCCGTCCGGCAGAACATGGGCGAATATCCGGTCCCCCACGAGCGTTGGCGATCCGCCGCTCAGGGCGGTGATGATCTCGGTCTCGACCATCTCAGGCGGCGATCTTCAGGTTGCGGTTGAACTGCTCGTCGATCGCCCTCTTCATGTAGGCGCGGAACGCCGCCACGGCCTCGCCGCGCTTGTTGTCGAACGCAGGACGCAAGAACGGTCGGGCGCGCACCCGCGAGGTGCCGAACTCGACGAGCCACCAGTAGTTCGGATTTCCGACGAGGTTGCTCGGGTCCGCCCCGCCCCTGACGCCCCAACGGCCCGGAACCCTAGTGTTCTTGCGTGCCGCGAAGATGTAGGTCTTCGTCCTCACACGCACCCAGACCGTGAGCGGCATCTTCTTCACGTAGTGCGCGATGATGTTGTGCTTGATGTTGCCGGGCACCCGTTGATTCGCTGCGGTGCTCAGCGCCACGCCAGCGCGGTGCTTTTCCCGCGCCTTGAACGCCCGGTAGGACTTTCCGCTCGCGTCCTTCAGAACCGGCGCCAAGCGTCGCGCCTCGTCCCGGATGACCATGGCGCCGGCCATCAGCCCGCGGTTGATGATCCCGCCCGTCTTGACGCCGAACGCCTCGCGCAACACGCGCAGGTTATTCTCGAACTCCTTCAGACCATGGACCGTTACCTTGAACGCCTCGCTCACGGCAGCTTCGCCCAAACAAAAAGGCCGCGCCGCCGCCCGATCTCGTCGATGCGGAGCACTTGGTAGTCCCTTCCATCAAAGGTGATCAACGCCGACTTGTCAGAGTCCGAACGGTAGCGGATTTGAAACCTGACCTGCGCGCCGTCGATGAACTGCGCCGCCTCGAATAAACGGGAACCAGCGACCGAGAGGACACCCCCATCTACCGTGGCGAGCGTGGCGAAGGTCGTCACGCGCCCGCCGTGCGCGTCGCGCGTGAACGTCGGCGTCTTGATCATCAGGCGTCGGTCGAGTTTTCCGGCTTGCATGGTCAGAACCTTGAGGGTTGAACCATGAACTGCCCCTCCTCCACCCCGGCGCCCTCGCCCGTGCTCGCCCATTGCGTGAACCAGTCACCGCTCTCGTTCGCCGTGACGTCGACGTGGTAGTTGCCGACGGAGTCCTTCGTCACCGTGTCCGGGGACCCGCCGAAGGTGTAGACCGTGGTGATCCCGGAGGGCGAGGTCACCGTCAACTGCACCGTCGCCGGGTCGACGTCCACGCCCGCGGAGTCCTCGAAGAGCGCGGAGAGCCGCACGATCTGGTCCTGCGCATATAACGTGATCCCGCTCATGGTTCCTCGCTCGATGTTATGGAAGCCCTGCGCGCGTTCGCCGCCGTGATGCGCGCCTTCTTCGCGTCCGCCCCGCTAGGGCCGCTGCGCCTGCGGTCCGAATCCGTGATCTTGATCGGGAAGCCGTGGACCGCCGCGGCGACCAGCGTGTCCGAGCGCTCCCGAAGACTCGCCGCGCCGATGATGCTCGCCGCGATGCCCTCGGACTCGAGGCGATCCGGTGCTTCGCGCAACGCGGCGTCGCCGCTGATCGCGACCGCTCCGGAGGCGACGACGATGTCCCCGGCCTCGATGACCGCCGCCGCGCCGCCGACCACGACGACGCCCGCCGCTGCAAGCCGATCGTTGATCTCGACGAGGTCGGCGTCGCCCGTGATGAGCGGGAAGCCCGCCGTTCCGTCGGCGGCGAGACGGTCGTCCGCCTCGCGCACCGATCCGATACCCGATATGGCTACCGCCCCGATGCCGGAGAGCGCATCAGGAAACTCGAACGGCCCGCTCGTCCCGGTGATGCTCACGGCGCCGGAGGCGGCCAGCCGATCGTCGGGCTCGAGCAGCGCCGCGACGCCGAATGACGCCAAGCCTCCGGAGGCGGTTAGGAAGTCGCTCCGCTCCTGGGATGCACCGGCGCCCGTTATCGCGACCGCCCCGCTGCCGATCAGGGCATCAGATGCCTCTAGTAATTGCCCCGCCCCCGCGATGGCGACCGCGCCGGTGGCCGTCGCGAAGTCGGAGGCTTCCAGCAACGCGCCCGCGCCGGCGATGGCCACCGTGCCGGTTGAGGCGAGGAGGTCGTCCCTCTCGGTTACGGTGGCGTTCCCGAATGATGCGAGCCCGCCAGATGCCGTGAGGAAGTCGCTCCTCTCGACAACCGCGCCGCTTCCCGCTATCGCTACCGAACCGTCGGCCTGAAGTTGATCGCCCGCCTCTAGCGCCTGCCCGCTGCCTGTGATCGAGACCGCGCCGGTCGAGATTACGAAATCAGAGCCTTCGATCGGGCCGCCAACGCCGCCGATCAGAACCGACCCCGAGGCCGCCAGCAGATCCGGGGCTTCAGAGAGCGACGCGTTGCCGAACGACGCGGTGCCGCCGGTGGCGGTCAGGTAATCGGCTGCCTCCAGCAGCGAACCGGAGCCTACTATCGCGACCGCGCCCGAAGAGCTCAGGGCGTCCGACGCCTCGGCCACCTGCCCCGCGCCGGAGATCGGAACGGTGCCGGTCGAAACCAGCGGGTCCGATGCCTCGACCAGCGACCCGATCCCGCTGACCAGGACCGAGCCGGAAGCCGCGAGCAGGTCGGAGGCCTCCAGGAGCGAGGCGTCGCCGAAGGCGGCCGCGCCGCCGCTCGCCTCTAGATGATCAGAAGCCTCCAGCAACGAGCCGACGCCCGCTATCGGGACCGAGCCCGAGGAGACCAGCGCGTCGTCGAGTTCGATCAGCGCTCCGGTCCCCGAGACGAGGACCGCGCCTTCCGAAGTTACGAGGTCGGACGCCTCCGTGATCGCGGCATCGCCCACCGGCCCGGAGACCACGGTTCCGCCGGAGCCGAGGAAGTCGTCGGCCTCCAGAAGCGAGCCGCTTCCGGCAATCGTTACCGCAGCCGACGCGTCGAGGCGGTCGGATGCTTCTATGAGCTCGCCAGACGCCGCGACCGAGACCGCGCCGGCGGCGGAAAGAAGATCGTCCGCCTCTAGAAGTAACCCGGCCCCGGACAGCGCGGTCGCCCCGGAGGACGCGAGAGCGTCTCCCGCCTCGATGAGCGAGCCGACGCCGGAGATGGCAGCAGAAGCCGCGGCGAGCAAGGCATCGGAAGCCTCGACGAGGTTCCCGCTCGCGCCGATCTCAACCGCGCCGGAGGCCAACAATGCATCCGATGGTTCTATCAGGCCGCCGACCGCGTCGATCGCGACGGCCCCTGAAGCCGCGAGGCTGTCGGGAGCCTCGATCAGCGATCCGCTGCCGGTTATGTCACCACCAGTAACGGTGCCGCTGGAGGTCAGGAAATCCGACGCTTCGATCAGCGCGCCGATACCCGTTATCGCGCCCGCTTCAGCGATCGTCT